GTCCGATCTTACGAGCGAACCAACAGTTACGTCAGCGTTCAATCCACTAACCATTGGGTACTCTACGTAACCATGGGTAATGAAACCTGCACCTTGTGATGTGCCCTTATCGAATGGACGATAGAGGTCATACTGTGCGACACCAATTGGGATAGAGCGAGCTGCCACAGTTACTGTGTCAGTTGCACCCGATGAATAGTTTGGCGTTGCGCCATTCATTGGGTCCCAGGTTGAAGGCATATTGTCTCCATAAGCCTTGTCTGATGCTGTACCGTTTGCAGGGACAACACGTGAGTCGCCATTGCTGTCAGCAATTACCGAAAGGATTGTTCCCTTGGTGATTACTACTTCAAAACGATCATCTTCACTATCTGTGTACCAGGTTGGAAGACCTGGGTGTGTGAGCAAGTAGGCTGCAGGTGCGATACCCTGCGAAACTACAAAGCGACCAGCACCGGTTTTGGTGCCAACTTTACGAAATTTTGCTAAACTCATTTAAGTATCTCCTTAAGATATATTTTTTTTTAAAGTTTACGACGGCCCATAAGAGCATCTACAAAGATATCTTCAAATGGTGTTGCTTCTACTGTTTCTTTTTCTTGATCTTTTCCATCGAGAGTTATGACACCTGTCTCATTCTCGGTAGCTTCAATTTCAAAATTGATTTCTGGCATAGCTGCTTTGGCCTTTTTGGCTGCTGGCATACCTGCAAGATCTCTTAAAGAATCAGCTAAAGAAGAAGCTGTACGCTTAACGTGATCAGCTACTAATGCTTCTCTAGCATCGTATGATTCAATACCAACTGTAATCTTTGCATCAACAACTCTTTCTGCAAGAGTTCTATGTAATGCACTTCTAAGCTTCTGGTTTTCTTCTTCAAGAGCCTGAAGTTTATTGACTGAATCATCCGCATTTTGCTCAGGGGCAACTGTTTCACCAGTGAGCTCTGCTTCTGTTCCTTCAGTCTCTTTATTTTCTTCAGAAATTTCAGCTTTAACAGAATCAACAACTACTTTATCCTGTTCTTCTGTTGCTACTGCAACTTCTGTAGATTCTTCTTCTGCGGCTGGTGCTGCAGAAACGATCTGTGCTTCAAGTTCGACTATGCGAGCCTTAGCTTTTGCTAATTCGTCATCCGACTCAACTGCGACTTCTTCTTCAAAAGGCTTCACTTCTTCTACTTCAGCTTTTGCTGATTCATTCGTTTCATCAGCTACTTCTTCTGCTGACTCCTCTTCCTTAGAGGCGCTTGCCAATGTTGAAAGGTCTTCGCTAAGCTCTTGGGCGACGGCGAGGATGTCTTCGTTTACTGCAACATCATCCATTTTAAGATTCTCCTCATACTTTTTCTCAATAGAGTCTTCATTAGATAGTAATGAAGCCTGCTCGTTAATTACATTTTCACTCTCTTGGACAGCCATCGCACTAAGGAATGCTCCTTTAAGATGCAGGTAAACTGGTCTTGATTCTTTTTTCTTCATATTCTTAAACATTGATTCATTTTCATTTATTGAAACAATATCTTCATTATCCATGTGTAGGATAAAAGCTGAACTTCTAGCCACCCAATTCTCTGAGTCTGCAACCGGTGCTTTGCCCTCTACAGGCTTAGAACCTCTTACGCCAGATCTTTGATCTGCTGGCTGGTTAACAAAAGAGTATTCCTTAAAAGAAATGTCTTGCATATCAACAAAAGCCATTTTGCCCTTATATACTTTGCCTCTTTTAAACCTAGCAACGTTTGGCTTGCCGCTTGCATCTTCTGAAGCCAGATCATCGCCAGATATTGAACAAACAGCTTTGCCGGCTCTTCCGCCGACGGAACCGGTCATGTATCTTTTATCAGCTATCTTCTGTGCGGCAACTGGGTCAGTCACGGCAATCTGCAAACGAACAAAAGAAGAACCATCTTCTTCTTTGTCCATTCTTGCAGCCATAACACGGCCAATTGGCTCAGAGTTTAAATCGTGATTAAGAATGATTGGCTTAGGATACGGCTCAACCCAAGACTGGAGAGCCTTTTCTAATTCTATTGCTGAGTAGTTATTGTAGTTTGCTGTCAATCCGCTCATGTATAGCGGCGACTTCGATTATTAGCCCTTGCTTACTATCAAATGATTCCATAAAATTATAATTAGAATCGGTAAACTTGGGCATCTCTATCGTGAAGTTTTCTACAAAATCAAAAGCCATTATTTGTTCCTTTATTACTGATCAGCTATATAGTAAATTTGTTTTTATAAGATTAAACAATCTTATATAAATATATCATACTTTATCGAACTTGACTAGTTCTAATGTTACCCCTATTGTCCCCATTTGTCAAATAATGTTGATACATATCTTTAGACATAAGATGTGGGGCATAGATATACGATGCGCTATATAATTTAAAACCTTTTTCTGTAGCGTTTTTTGCCCAGCCAAGATCTTCGCCTTGTTTATGAAACTGATAATCCACATTATTATAAACATCTTTAGACATCATTTTTGCAGCCATAATAACATCTGATTGGAAATAATCCCCTAAAGGATATTTTTCCTTTCTATAAGCTACACTGTGATCTTCGTCTTTCCAACTCATCACACTAGGAAATCTTGAATCCATAGGCGTCATAAACATCAAAGGCGAAACTGCGTCTGCGCCATCTTTAATATGAGCTATTAATAACTCTATCGTATTAGGATTTTGCAACAAAATATCGGAGTCTAAACTTAGATAATAATCTGGCTGATATTCTCTTACTCTTTGAAGTATTGAATTCCTTAAAGACACCATGTTATGATACTTAGACATAGTCCACTGTCTTCCATTGTTCTCGTGTTCAAAATGAGGTATATCTTTTCTCTCATTAATCTCAAAAGTTTGGAATCTTTTATCTAATCTTTTCCAAGTTATTAAAGAGTTAGTAGTTTCAAAATCATCAGGTGATGTTTCAAAAATCAAACCAACATCTTTCATGTCAATGGATTGATTAATAATACATCTAATCCATTCCGGAAGAATCCAATCTCTTTTATAAATTGGACAGCCAATTATTAATTTCATTTTTCTTCAGTTTGTACTTTTTCTTCTTTTGGCTCAGCTTTTTTTGCTGCTGGTTTTTTTTCTTCTTCAACCTTTGGTTTTACAACTTCTTCTTTAGTTGCTGAGTCATCTTCTGTTTCAATAAGAAGATCAAACGCTTCCATAAAAGTATCAATTATTTCTGTTAGAACCCTCAAAGCAAGTTGTTGTTGATTATTGGCAACTGCCTTCTTGAAACCTTTAACAGCGTCTTCTTCTAGCAAGAATTGCTTGCTAATCTCTGAATTAATTATTAAGCCCATCATCATCCTTTGGAATATTTGACATTAAGTCATCTGCCTCTATAACAGTATACTCTTTTTCCAAAAGATTTTCAACTACTGACAACCAACTTAAATCATCTGCTCTTCTAATGTTTGGAGACGTTCTTGTACCCTGTTGATTTGTCGGTCTAATAATATTACCTGGCCCCTTTGTATTGTTAGGCAGGTTTGTAGACTTAGGTTGTTTTGGTGGCGCAGTCTGCGTAGTGCCATCACTTGCTGAAGTCTTAGTCGTTGCACTCTGTTGAGGCGCTATAGCAGCTTGGACATCGGCTTGGTGGGTAGCTATGTCCATTTGGATTCTAGCCTGTATAGCGCCAAACAATTCTGATTCATCAATTTCTGGATCAAGGCCTAATTCTTTTCTAGTCTCAGACAAAGAAATAATAGAGTTTGTATACTTCTGTATTACGTGGGTTTCTTTTTTAACTTGAGTATCTACGTCAATTTCATTAAACTTAAAGTAACAACGGTCTGATACATCACTCTCAATTGGGTTCTTGATTGGATCAAAACCACCCTCAAACAATAGTTCGTTAAAAATATTAACTCTAACAATTTCAGCGAATTGTTTTTGGTACTGTTTAATCTTGTCATAAAGGGCCACGTCTAATCTGTCTGTTACTGATCTATTGCCACCGTTCATCATCATCCCAAGGTGATGAGGAGCTAGACCTAAGCCAACAGCAACTCTTTCCTTAAAGTGCTCAAGGTACTTTGAAGCATCGAGCAACTGATTACCTGAAGCAACAACATCAATGTCATGTCTAAACGGAAGTATCAAACCACCTTCTGTTCTAAGGTTTTCAATTTCTGCTGCGGCACGTGATATTTCTTCTGGCTCCGCTGGTTGCTCAGCTGTACCAATCTTGTATTTGTAAAGAGGAAATAATTCTCTGTGAACAAGATTTTGAATATCTTCCTCTAATTGTCTTAGGGCAATTACATCATCCAAAACGTTTGTCAAAAATGGTGTACCAAAAGCTCTGCCAGCTTTTTTGTCAAAATGCAAATGGATAACTCTATCGGCCGTCCAAACTGGAGTCTTAACAGAAGGCGAATAAGTTAAAGGATCAGTTCTTTGCTCATATGACTTAGGTCTATTAAATTTATCTCTAAGAATTCTAACTTGTTCTGTTGGAATTAAATAATATCCTATGACTGTTTGTTCAGCTGAAACTGGATTTAACTTATCTGGGAAATATTCAGAAATATCTCCTCTAGCTTTAACCACAAAACAGTTAGCGTACTTAAAGAGTTGATCGGAAACTTCTATCAAGAAATCCAAGAATGGTCTCTTCATGGTCATTTCTAAGAAGTCTATTCTTTGATATAGGTAAGCTACTGCCTCAGGATTTTCGCCAACTATTTGCCAATTTTCTTTCCAGAATAAATCTTTATATTTATTCATCGCTTGACGGATATATGAGTCGGTATCTACCGCCTGCATAATTCTGTCAAAGTCGTATGGCGATGGCTCAAATGTTGCTCTAGTATTATACCAGTAAACTGAACCGTGATAACCAAGGGCAAGCGATGCCACTCTCATGACCTTACCTAAAGTACCTACGTCTTCAGGCTCTATAGTTTTTGCTACAAAGTTACCACTGTTAAAGTCGTCTATTTGACGAAATGGTAAATAGTCTAATAATGGCATTTGGGGCTCCCGTATAAATCTAATAGAATAGTACTTATTAGATTATATTTTTATAAGTTAGTTACCCTGCTCAAGACCAGCTTTATTGAAAGCATTCTTAATAATAAGATCTTTTACTGCTTCAAGCCAAAAAACAGTTTCAGCTTCAGCGAAGTCGCTTCTATAAGAAAGGTTCTGTTCACTGATCTTAATCTCTACAGAAAAATCTTTTTTTTCTTCAGTTGTTTCTACTGCATCACTCATAATTTTGTCCTTTTAGTTTTCTTATAATGTTTGATTGTTGTTTAATTGTAGCTTCTTTAATAACTAATTCCGTCATTAAGCTGCTAAGTTTTTCTTGGAAAGTTGCAATTATAATATTTACATCTAAACCAGAATCATCATTTTGAATAATTTGAGATGTCATTTGCTCTTCCGTGCCATTTGGTCTTATTCTAGACATTCTATTATTATACCATACCATCTAACTTTTCAAGTTCTTGGTCTATAAAAGTTTCCAAACTATTCCCTGATAATACATAAGAAGTTATTTTATTAAAATAATTACTTATTCTTTCTAAATCTTCGTTATTAAAACTAAAGATAGTAACAATTCCTTCTTTAGCTTGGTCAGTTAAAACTCCATCAACATCAACGGTTTGTATTGGGATAATTGAAGCTCTATATTTATCAGCTGGAGTTATTACCCCACTAATAGCTTGTAAGAAATAATTCACTTTATCTAATATTTGCTGTTCATCCATATGTATATTCTACCATAAACCCTATTGTGCTGACTGAGCAAAGATGTATGCGGAATTTAATCTTGCTATACCAAATGTAGAATTAGAACCAAAAGCATACTGTGTCCCGGTTCTAATGCTATCATATCTTTGCTCAGTCTCTATTCTATAAGAGAAACCTCTAGTCACCGTTCTTGCCACAGGAGAGATTGAATCGGTACCGCTGGCCACCACCACTCCCGTATTTTGTCTTCTAATATTATAACCACAAGCAGTTCCAGTACCGTTTAATGCAAAGCTTGCATTAAAGTTAGGAGTATTATACTGTGTTGTTGCAACAAGACTTGAGACATTTTGGGCAAGTCGTGTTGACGAAGACGCACTATTAGTTGAGCCGAATCTAGTTCCTCCACTATATCTGTCTGATCTATAACCAGTCTGAAAAGCTGTAGTTTTTGCTAAGAAGCTAGTGTTATGCGGGAGACCGCCAACTGATATATCTCCAGTCGCAGTTAACGTGCCGCTTGCATACACATCTCCGCCAGTAGTTTCTAGCGAATAATTTGTTCCACTGCCAGATAATCTAGTGTGATTAAATATAAGTTCAGCAACTGATCTTGATGATATCGACACACTTGTTGATGGAGGCATACTTGTGAAATCATTTGTGCTGATACTTCCTATTCCAATGGTATAGTCAGATGTAGCATCAGACCAATATGCGGTGACTGTTAACCTGTATGATTCATCCGGATATATGCTATCTCCGGTATTAGCGGCGTTAAATGTTTTTTGTGTCCATGTTTGAGGATTAGTTTCAATATATATATTGTCCCCAGTTCTTGGATGAGTTAAAGTGTAAGTAAAATAGTCTGCTAAGCCTATATCTACGCCAAACGTTACAGAACTAGTTGTTCTTCCAACGTCAGTAATAGATGGATTTGTTGCTGTTTTAATGGCAGTAAATCTATTAGAATCTGTTGTTATTGAAGAAGTTTCGTCTGGAGAAAAATATGTTTCATAATTACCATATGATCTTAAAAAATAAGACTCACCTGCATTTAAACCAGTTAAAGTAAAATTAGCAGTGGTTGTTATAGTTCCAGTTTTAACAACAGTGGTGTTTGCAACTCTAACCAATTCATAATATGCTGAATCAGCCGTTCTTTTGTTTATAGAATAAGTTAAAGTTCCATATCCATTGTCGATATATGTAATTGTAGGCGCAAGCTTTGTAATAGCAGTTGTGGTTTTATCTGTAGATAAGTAACTTTGGTCTTCTGGAAAATATTCATTATCTCCATAATTTAAACGGTATTTCATTGTAACTGTTTGATTTTGAGACAAACCAGTGACTGCAAATTCGGCAATTCTGTCAGTTCGGATTTGTGAATACTCTACTGTTCCAGGCTTAGTTATTAATGCTTCTACTGTCGCTGGGAATTCTGCATATTGCGCTTCGTCTCCTTGGGTTACCAAAAATCTTATTTCTGAATAAGTTATAGTTTCTGTCGAGGAAGCATCGGGAGTAACTTTATTTAATCTAGTATAAAAAGTATTAAAATTTCCACTACCATCATAAACTTTACCTTTATTAACATTTTCCCAAGAAGAACCGTTATAAACTTTTATGGTTTTTATTTTTTTCCATTGAGACCCATCCCAAATGTTTCCTGTCATTGTAGTATCAGCCAAATGTCACCCCTATTTGGGGGCGACCCTCCTCCAGCTGCCTCACTAGTGGTTATTCTAATGTTTCTAATTCCATATGTATATCCGTTAGTTGCAGTTGGATAATAGGCGCGAATCATATTGCCAAATTGAATGTTACTAGTTCCATATGCTCCAACCTTTGGAGTATTGACCTCTTGGAATACTGCTTTACCAGTATCGCCAATTAAAACGCCAACAACAGAAGAAGCTCCTTCGTCTCCACCGTCAGTAAATGCACCTGCGTTAGTTATCCCTCCATAGTTAGCAAATCCAGAATATAAACTATTTATTACCGTAGCATTTGCTATCGCAATGTTTGCGATATTTCCACTACTTGCATCTATACTTCCTGTCACAGATAATGTTGATCCATCCCAAGTTAATTTATCGCCAAGAGAAAAATCAGCTTGATTAGTACTTGTATTTTTTGCAACGTAAAAAGCTGTATCGCTACTAGCAAAAGTCCCGGTGCCATAATACATTTGAGTGCTATTTATTGTTAAGCCGCCTATAAAACCGTCCTGTATTTCGTTACCAAATTCATCAACTATAATTTCAACATCTTCTGCGCTAATAACATCTGAGCCATCGCTAAGCTTTAAGGTGCCCTGTACAGTAAGACTGTTGCCATCCCATGTTAACTTAGTGCCTAAAGAAAACTGTTCAGTACCATCAACATAAAATGCGGTATTGGCGTCGTTGTAGAGACCAATGCCGTCAACGTTACTTGTTAAAAATACAGAAGTACTAGCAGTGTTTTCTATTATTGTTTTACCAGTTAAAGTAAGACTATTAGCTGTTACGTCACCAGTGTTAGTGACCCTAAATGGAGCCACTGCAAAGCTTGTGCTATTTGCGCCGCTCCACATGTTTCCGGTTACGTCAACATGGAATGATGTGGCGTCTGATGTTCCCAGATCTTCGCCAATATCTAAACTCGACCTAATACTCGCATTATTGAACACAGCGTTTCCGTCACCGCTTATCTTCCAACCTAGTCCACCAGTATTTGCAGTTGCTGGAGTGTAGTTGTTGGACCTTAGAATTGAGTTAACTCCAGCTAATGTGATGGTATGTGCGCCTATTGTCCCAGCTGTTATTTTAGATGCTGTTAAACTATCTATGTATTGACTATCGATCAACGGAGTTGACTGATCGGTTTGTGTCAAGGAAGTCCATGGGCCAAGATTGCCAGTCGTATCTACCGATCTAACTCTTCCCCAATAAGTTTTGGCAACCGTGTCTGTACTGTTTGGTACCGCTACCGTAAACACGTTTGCAGAACTAAAGCCCGTTGAAGTTGCCGTCCCGGTGCCGGCCCCATTGTCATATAGTTCATATTCATATTTGTCTATATCTAAATCATTACTGAAATCAAAAACAAACATCACATTTTCAAATGATGCGTACAAGGCTAGATTAGATATAGCGTCAGGTATCGTAGTATCCTTGGGGATTGAAACTAATATAGAATCTATACTCTCAGAGTAAGCATTAATGTCAGTATTTTTTGTTCTTACACTAAATATATAATTCTTGCCTGGTTTTAGGTTCTCAATTTTTTTTATAATCTCAGCCATTACAAAGTTGCTCCTGTGACGATTCTTCCCAATAATGATGAACTTACTTCTTCTTTGTTTAAGCTCAAATAATTATTTAAAGAAAAACTATATTTTTTTATATTCATTTTTCCATCTGAAGATAGTATATTTTTTTCATGATTAGAAACTATTTCAAATACATAGTTTTTATATGATAAATCTGTTTTAGAAAAAACTAGAGCATCTGCGCTTTTACTCTGACTGTATAGATCAACGTCTTGCCAATCTAAGACAACTTTATTATCTATATCTTGGTCAGAACCATAAGCTGTAATTCTTATTTTAAACTTACCGTAATCTGGACCTTTGTCGCAATATATCTTTATATTTGGTCCAGTGAAAGTTCCTATTAAAGAAGCTCCTGAATTTTTTGAAACACCAGAATCCCAATTAGATTCACTATTAATAAATGATAAATTATAGTAATTATCTGAAGTTAAATCTCTTACATATGAAGAAACATTTACTTCTTCTTCAGAGCTAACAAATTCCGATTGAGCTTCTTCGCAAGCTTGATACTGATTGTCTTGAGTTCTTTTTTTAATTAGTTTTAAATTTGGAGTTTTATAATATAAACTATATTGCTTATTTATTTCAATATCTTTAGAGTGATTTTCTGCTGCCTTAAAATACAAAAGATTGCCAACAATTTGGCTTACCACTGGGGTTGAGTCATAGTTCTCAGAAGACTTATCTTCATAAACAACTAAATAAGAATCTGGATCAGTAGAAGCTGTTTTAGTAAAAACTGAACCTTCTTTATTTAAAGAATAGTAAATATCAATATCTAAATTTTCTACATCAATAAAAACCCAAGAGTCCTTAGTAAGTGTTTCTTTTGCTATTGGAAAGATTATTTTTTTCCTTAAATTAGGATAAATATAATTTCCATCTAAATCGTAGTATCTAAACCAAGCCATAATTAAACCTCATACACAAAAACTTCATACTCGTGGTTGGCCGCAACATCGCCATCTTCTATCTCTATTGTTATTACGGCATCAACTACCGGAACTCCACCATCTATTATATCCTGTTGTATGTTTGTAATTTGTATAGACTTAGCTTTAGGGACAACTATTGTAGGCTCATTCCTTACAGCATCGTAATCTATATCTGTCGATTTAATTTTTTGGCTGCCGTCATTTCCTGTGTGCGCGTGACCCGATAGAGAAACTCCATCTATCTTCATTCCAGAATCAACAGAAATATTCCCAGTTATTGTACCACCATCTTTAAGAAGGTACTGTGGGTGATGGTTTTCGGTTAAATTATGTAAACTCGCATGATCGGAAATTAAATCACTTTGATCCTTATAGGTTATGTGAGAATTCTTATATATTTCAGAATAATTATCTTCTGTTACTATTTTGCGAATAACTTTTTTATTTTGTCCTTTAAATGAAAGTTGAAATATATAATTAGAATATCTTCTCTTTTGTTGTATTAAATCTAATAACTTTTCTACCCTAGATCTTATAATCTGATTTCTTTGTATTAAGTCACTAAGTATCATGCCAAAGTTTGCGTTAATAACATTTGTTGCTATAACTAATTCTTCGGTCAAGGTAGGGAATCTAGATGCAAACGTTGTTGTATAAAAATTTGCTTCCATAGGAGAAACTATTTTTGTTTTAAAGTTTAAAGTTTGTGATAGATATCTGTCATAAAAAATACTACAGTTATCTACGTAATCTCTTTTTAGGTTATTTAATAAATTTGCGATTTCTTCGTTTAAGGCTTCTAATCGAATCGAAAAAAATGCTTGGAATTCAACGGCTTGTTTTTCTGTAATTTGATCCAGCTCGGAAGCTGTGATTTCTCCTGGTGATGAAGAGATCGATTGGACAATGCGTTGCGTGCATTGTGCTGCGACCTTTGCCCATGCGTCGAACTGTACTGCAACTTCTTTCTGTGAGTCATCTTCATATTCCTCCTGAAAATTTATTAATATAAAATTTTTAATATAAAAAGCTTCATTTAACATTGCGTTTAATAAATTTCTATAATTTAATAAATAGGAAAAAACGCTCTGTGAACAAATTTGGTTAAATTCAGCTATAAACCTTCTAGCAACCGTAGACATAGATCTTTCGGCGTACTTGTATTCTTCGAAGGAAACAAAATCTGGTTCCGGCAGTTTTATATCGTTATATTTACATAGTTCCTCCCAAAGTTTCGTGTGACATTCTTCTATATTTGGAGTTAATTTTTGATCTAAATAAACTTTATATAATATATCATCTATTGATTTAATTGTTTCTTGAATATAGTTATATGTTTGAAAAGATTGATTTTTTAAGAAATTTAAATCAACCGACATATTAGGAGTTAAGCTATAATCAAGATCTGTTGGAATACTATTGGCGTACTTATTTACGGTAATATCGTCTCTTGTTTCTTCTTCGAAAAAAGATACATCTGTTTTGTATCCACCAAATATGTCACTGGTTGGACCGAAATTATTTTCGATGTTGTTAATAGACATAATTAAAACATCTTTCTTTTACCGTTAGATATAACAGAACTTTTTTTATTAAACTTAGTTGCAGCTAAACCATTGTTCCTACCAACTATTGCATACTTTGGTTTTTCTTCATCGTCTTGGACGGTATTAACTTTTGGCATATAAAAATCATTAGAGAATGTTTCAGTATTCATGGCGTAGTTACCTTTTGAAAACTCTCCATAGTTTTGGGTTATAGCTAAAAGAGCTAGCATTAAAGCGTCATGCGCGTGGTCCATTGCAGTTCCGCTTGCTTCAAATATAGGTCTTCCAATTTGCGTTGTTCTTATCACAACATATGAAATTAATTGCAAATATAGTTCTTCATCTGATTCTGGAAAAACTATTTTTTCTTTTTCCAAGAACTGGCGGAGGTTATCAACCATATATGGTTTTATTTCTTTCTTAACCAACATTTTAGTATATGGGTCTCTTACCTCTACTGCTTCAGCAAAAGACACGCCCTTAACTTTTTCTCTAAGACCAGATTTAGGATTTTCAACCCCGTACTTGTGTAAGAGTTCAACTTGCACCTCTCCAAAACCTCTGTCCACATAAATGTGTTTTGGTTTAAATATTTCGTTAAGCTCAAATATTCTGTCTACAGCTTTGGTTAGGGTATATTCAGATCTAGCTATTTCTTCTCTATAGGCCACTCTAGATCTTCCTCTAAATCTTGGGTCTTCATGATTGTCTGAGCATGCTTCTACGACAACAATGTTTGTTCCAGCTCCGTACTTGTCCCAGTCAACGCCTATCACATGGAAAGATCTTGCTGAAGTTATTTCTGGCTCATAAGTCCACGAAGGACTAAGAAATGCTTTGTCGACAAACTTTCTTGGATACACGCCCTCTGAGTCTTCGCCCCAGTCAGCTTCTATTTCGTGGCGATAACCCATTTCTGTATATTGTTCTCTAAACTCATCTTCTTGCTCTTTAGAAAAATAGGGGTTGCAATATGATGGGAACCAAAACTCTTTAAATCTTTCAGACCTACACCATTCCCAAAATTTTTCTCTTCTACCAGTTGGGGTAGAAGCGCCAATCATCATCTTGTCAGGTTGATCCTCTGCGGTTTTTTGCAACATAGCGTATAATGCATCTAAGTCATCAGTATGCATGTAGTCCATTTCGTCCAACACAATTACGTGTGCTTCCTGACCACGAGCTACGTCTGACTTTCCACCGGAACGCATACCAGATGTAAAGAATCTAATAGTTGAGCCATTAGAAAATTCCATCATAAATTGAGGGCTGCTAACTTTTCTTGTTATTGAATTCATAACAACTTCGTTCTTGCCGGCTATTCTTCCAATTTCCTGATAGATTAATTCTACCTGTGTTTTCATTGGAGCAATAACAAGACATCTTCCGTCTTTGTGTGTATAGCTATAATGCAAAAGTGTTATGGCAAGTGTGAAAGTTTTTCCTAAACGACGACCAGCTCTTAATACTTTTCTTAACGATGGATCTCTTAGTATCAATATTTGATAAACTCTAGGTTGAACTTGTAAAAAGTTTTTTGCCCAAACAACAGGGTCTTTAGCAACGTGCATTTGCCTTTGCTGTTCTCCTGATATTCCAAGCTCCAGAAGTTCTCTATCCATCTCAAATGGTTCATCAATCAAGAAAGATAATTCTCTATTAGTTAAAGGTCTGCCAGTTATAGGTGTTCCATCGGCCCAGTTAATGTGTTGTAGTTTATTTTCAAAAACCCATTCAATTCTATTAACTTGCTTAAACAATTCTATATCTTGATCTTTAATTAATTCTAAAAGATCTTCTCTAGAAAGTTTTTCTAATTTTTTTCTAAACTCTTTAGCTTTATGATCCATGATTATCCAAAATGAGCTGCCATCATAGAAGCCTCCGAACCTAATGCACTTCTTGCATTTAACCTAGAATTTTGTATAGCCATAACACCTCTTGACCTTGAAGTAGCAGCGGCTTCAGTATCCCTATATCCCATTCCAAACATAGGTTTACTAAGTGATCCTTGCAAAGATTTTTCTGCGTCTCTAGCTAAGTTTATACCACTTTTGATTACTTCGCCACCCATTCTACCAATATCATAAACTAAAGATGCTGTAGCTAACAAATTAAGACCAGGGACAGCCATTGCTGCTCCTCTAGCTCCGAGCACTTTCATTCCTGCTTTAGT